ACGCGGATCGGGTTCCGCAGGTGGTGTGACCGTCGGTTTTGCTGGCGGTTTTGCTGGCGGTTTTGTTGTTGGGCCTGACGGCTTTACTGGTAGTTTTAATGTTGGTTTTACAAAGGGGAGGCTTGAGTCATTGATTGGCTCACAAACCTGAGTCTCCATGTTATAGAGATAGCCTTCTGGGCAATCAGTGGGCTCTGGCGGTTCGTCATCGTCGGGCACACAAACACCCGCCCCATTGTCATGAAACCCAGGTCCGCACGCATTGGGGTCTTCAAGTTCATCGTCCAAGATGGGCTCTGTTGGAAGCGTGCTTGGCGGTGGCTCAGGTGGCGGTTCAGGTGGCAGTACTGCTTCCCTGCGCCGCTCTTCTTCCTCTGCCAGCCATGTGTCATAAGCTGCGCGGGTTGAAATACCAACGGCTCCCGCCTCTCGCATCTGTTCTACGCTATCAAAACCATTATCTTTTGCAGCTTGGGCAATCTTTTGATTGGTCAGATAAATATCAAAATCCCGAGGAGTTGCAAGCCCCAAGTCCTCTGCTTGTGTTTTTTGGTTTAAATTATCCCAGCCTTCTTCTATATAGGTGTTTATGGTTGAAACATTATCAAGCGACCGGGTTCTAGCGTTGACATACTCATCATTTGCCTGCTGCAATATCTCTGGCTGGACACGGTTGTCAGCCATTGTTTGGTTTGCCGCGTTCATTGTGGCCGCAGCGGTATCCCTTGCATTTTGCCAAGATGCAACACCGATTACTTTATACCTGCCAGGGCCGGGTGTTAAAAGCCCGTTGTAATAATCATATGTACCTTTGGCCGCTGTATATTCTTTCTGGGCAGTGTCAAAAGCTTTTTGTTTATCTTGAAATGCTACATAATTGTCATATTTGTCCTGTGCGTCTTTTTCAATCCTGTTAAATGCTTCAACATCTTCCGTGCTACCTTGGTTTTGCACAAAGTTGTTAACGGCGTTTTGCTGGTTTAAATCTTTATAGCCTACCGCTTTAGCCGCATCGTTCAGCCCTTTTATAGTGGCATCAAAACCCTGATTGAATAGTTGATAGGCGGCATTGCTGTCTTTGTTAAAAGCAACTTTAAAAGCGTTGACAGTAGCCGACTGCTCACCTTTGGTCAGCCCATCAAACCCCGGCATGAATTTAAACGCTTCATTCAATGCCTCATTGGTTATTGCGCCAGTGACAATCTGGGCACTATTAATGTCTGTGCTGCCTTTGCGTGCAGCGGTAGCAAAAATGTTTCGAGAGATATTGCCCGCAACTGCTCCAGCTTTAGCCGAATTCATTGCCCCTGAAGCGCCAGTACCGGCAAAAGTTTCGCCCGTTGTTATGTCTGTTTGCGGGCCTACACCCGTTACGTTGTTTGAAACCCATTCGCCGCCAGCAGAAATAACATAAGCCTTGGCCCCCTCTTTCAGCCATTCTTCAGGCGTGCTGTTTTTACTAGTTAATGCTGCTACAGCATTAACATACGGAATCATCTTCCAACCTGCCGGGCCTGCCGCAATGCAGGCTGCAATAGCAACCCACTTAGTCGGGTCTTTTGCCATGTCAGCGCCAATATTATTGACAACTTTGCCAGCAGTCGAATCAGGATTGAACGGGTTTAATTGGCCTACGTCTTTAGTCAGTTGCCCAACCGCTGATTGTGAGTTGAGCGGGTTTAAACCACCAGCACCGGGTAACCAAACAGATTCACTACTATGAAATGGATTACGCACGCCAGGGACAATAGTTCCTCCTTGGCCCGGCGCTGGTGCACCGGAGTATTGTGGGTCTGTTAAAGCGCACATTACAAAACTACCTCGACTTGGTAAACACCATTTAAAAAATGGAATTTAAGTTGATACCCGGTTTTTTGGGCCATTCGTATCATTGCTTTTCTTTTGGTTGTGCAGATTAATTTTTTTACGTTTCTTTTGGACATTGAGTCAAAAAAGCTTTTGAGGCTTTTGGGCATGTCGGCAACCGTGTCTGCGTTGTACATAAAAAACTTTGACGCTTCTGGGTCAACGGGTATTGACAGAAAAAGGCTGTTATTAAACCGCGTAACGCAATTCTTAGGGTCTTTTTTAACACTCTGCAAAATTTGATATGCAGCTTCCCAGCCAATGTCTGCGCCACCAACTTCAATTTCCGTGCGTACGATTTCCGCATCAGTTTTCATGTCAGCCTACTTTCCAGTTCGTGCCGTCTGAATACACAGGGGTGGCTACAGCACCACCCGTCACTACCGTTGCCCCAAACACTGGAGCCAAAGCATCAGACACAAATGTCCTAGCGCCCTTGCCGCTGGTTACCGCACTGGGCAGCGTAGCCACTGTGTAAACAGAATACAGCAGGTTGTTGTTTGTGATGAGTTGCTGGGTGGCGTTATCCAACTGGTTGAAATACAACCGCAGGATATTCATAAACTGCTCTTGGTACAGTGATTCATACTCCAACGGCGCATTGGGCATCCGTGGCGCAACGACTTTGGTGATGTCAGTCATCTTCTGCCGTCCTGACGGATGTCAATCCGTGGTGAGCCTGCTTGCCACTGAACGCCCAGGGTTGTTGATCTGTATTCCATGGATATCTGACGGCCACGCACCCTGATGTAAACCTGACCAGTGAACGCTTCAATTGGAACCGTTGCCGTGCGGGTGACTGTGGCGTTATCAGACCCACCCAGGGATGTGGGGTTGTTATACCCAGAGCCTGAGTTCTGCATGGGTTTGAGATACATAGTGACCTGTGGACTCACCGCAGTTGACCCAACAAACTTCATATCAGGCAGTACACGCCAAATAAAACCAAACCTATCTCCGTCTTCCACATCAAACTCAGATGAGGTGATAAAGGACTCAATGGGCAGGGCGGTTGCAGTTTCATTGTCGTCCACGCCCTGCTCATGGTTAACGATGTTGTAGCTGTATGTAGCGGCTATAGGGTAGTCCCGCAGGCCACTGTCTAACCACGCCGTTCGGGCCAGTGACCCGTAGTACCAGCATCCTTGACCTTGATTTTCTGCGTAGTTGAATACAACGTAGCTGTCAATTGTATAGTCCAGGCTTTCATCGCTGACGTAGAACCACCAGATTTCATTGAAGCCCTCGTTCGTCCCGGCAAAAACTTGTTGAAACTGAAGTTTGTTGGCGTTGTTAAATACATATTGGAGCAGGTCGCAATTTAGCGTCTGTGTGCGGCCATCGTACTTGTAGAACTTATCCACACCCATCCAATACGCCACACCGTTAGCGTAGGCAACAGCGTTTTCAGATGCAATGGATGTGTTTTCACCCACAAGCTGGGAACCCCACACAACAGGTGGCCCAACGTATTGCAGGGAGTACAGGGAGGAATCTGTCCACACCAGTATCTCTTGCCGGGACTGTATGGCGGTGACGATCTCTGAGCCGTGGGAGAGGAGCAAGCTACCAGCCTGATTGGTTGCGGCTGGAGTCCAAGTTACCGAAGACTCCTGATCTGACCAGCGAATCAGCATGGGGTTCTGTGTAGTTAAGCCGTAATCATTGGTTCCAAAAGCAAACACAAATCTGCTTGCATCGGACACAAGGATAAAGTTCTGAACGGTGGGTACGTCTGACCCGCCCCCCAAAGCTGTCAGGGCAATGCCCCTGGGAGAGAAGGAATGCGTGCCCGACTGTGATCCGGTGGTGTTTATAGCTGACCCGCCGTAGGTAGCGGAAAGGCTGAACTGCGTCCCTGATACGCCCACAACGTAATAGACCGTACCCACCAGTAGGCCAGTGGGCAAAGCCCCGGTGGTGGTCAACGTCAAAGCTGTTCCGTTTGTGAGGTTTAAACTGGTGGACAGAACGCCTGGGCTGGCAATCGTTACGGTGAAAACGGAACCAAGGAAACCCACTGACGCATCCCAGTAGTAAATTGGCCCGGCTCGGGGGCCAAAGATCAGGTCTTCACCAAAGTTGGACTGACTCCATAAACGCAGGGAGTCAGTGGACGTTGTACCAAACCCCCACGTTCCGGAACCCCACGGGCCTGCGCCCCAACCCGCCAAAGGAACTGCATATGCAGGGCCAACATTGATCTGATACACGGCGTAGACAGTGCCCCCGCCAGAGGTGGTAGAGGTGGCCGCAGAAGCGGCCTGGATGGTGTAGGTGGTAGACCCGGTAACAGTGATCTGGTACTCGCCAGAGATGGTCAGGCCACCAACCGCCGTTCCACCTGTGAAAGTAACAAAGTCGTTTGTGATGTACCCGCCAGCGGCATCCGTCACGGTGACGGTGGTTGATAGATTAGTAGTGGCAAACGGATTGGTCAGCGTGGACAACGATCTGACCGGGGTAATGTCGTAATAAGACCCGCCATTCTCAATGTAGAACTTGAGGTTTGTGCCAATACCCAAAAGGTTGGCAGCGCCCAGGGTTACCCAAGCCCACAAGGATCGGCAGATGCCAACAAAGGTGCTTGAAGAAATACGTTGCCACCCGCCAATTTTTTCCGGAGTGCTTTGACGAAACCGAATCTTGTCGCTGTCATACCACCCGTTTTCATTGGTGTAGCGGGTGTTTTCTCTGTTTACACCGGGCCTGAGTTGAATTTTTTTGAGTGGCATGATCTACCTTATGACAAGAACATGGCTCGTTCATCGATACGCCGATTTTGCAGCCCTTTGAGTATTTTCCCACCAGCCATGCAATACTTCAAGAGTTCTTCCGCAGCACCCGCTTTATCGCCCCGAAGCAGCTTTTGACGAAGCGTTGAACGCTGGAGGGTTCCCAGGCCCACGTTAAAACTAAAGCTAACAAGGCTATCATACATGCCTTGTGTAAGAGGGACAGGACAGAAAGAATGCACCCCACGCTCGAAGCGTTGCAGATCGGCCCTAAGAATTCCATCTACTTCGTCCCTTGAAAACGTGCGGCTATCTTCTGGCCGAAGCGGGTAAGCGCCTCTTTGATCCATTGGTAACTTGCCTTGATCTGGGTAAAGAACATGTCCGACTCCTATTGTCCAAAGTTGTGCGGGGCATCGGTATGGTTTAACCCGTATACCCTCATGGTGGCAGATAACCTTGATGGCCTCTGGGCTGAGATTCATTTCTTGAACGCCTGACCGCCAAACCAAAAGCTGACAATACAAGCCCAAATAATCTGAGTTTCATCATCCCACAAATGATTCAACGCCACATCAAAGGCCACGTCCGTGTGCCAAGCGTAGTAAAAACCAAAGATTTCTACAAACATGAACATGGCAAACATGCCGTAGGTGATAACGCTACGGGTGGCCGCACGCATATTGATGACCCACTGCGCCGCTCCTTGGCCCAAGGCAATGTCGTGGGCATACAGGGCTTGACGCTCTTGCATAGCAGTTTGGGCATTGGTCACATCTGCGTTGATCTGAATCTGCTCGGTCTGGATGTGCTCAATGCGTTCCTGCGCCTCCAGGCCAGCTTTCTTGAGGGTCAGTTCCCGCTCGGTCTGCATGGCGGCAAGGGCAAGTTCATGCTTCTTGTCAGCCCGGTCTTGGAAAAACTCAAGGATTTTTGGAAGCCCACCCATTAGAAAACTGATGAGGGATGAGAATAGAGTCAGCATTGTTTAACCTTTCAGTTCAAAACTTAAGTTAGGGTGGCGGGGGTATTGCACAACACGCTCTCCTTCAGGGCATTTGTATTTGATCGTTGCCAACAAAGTTGCCTTGCCTTCAGCAATTTTGTCTTTTTGCACCATAGTCAATTGGTATGTAAACGTATCAATCTCTGGGCCTGCTGGGCCACTGAACCTGCTTGCGGTGGTGGTTGCTTCATGCACCATGCCTGCCGCATCACGAATGCTTGGGGTAAAACTCTCTACAGAGCAGTCATCCCGTTTTTTTATTCGTGCAACAGTGACATTGATGGGCTGTCCAGGTTCTGCCACGATCTTAAAATGTTCCGGTGACCACTCAAGGATGGCTCTGTCAAACCAACCAAATTTATCGGCCAGTGTGTAACTGCCGCCCAATGCGGCAACGCTTGCGGCAACTGCACCGATGGCTTTGGTAAGGTCAATCATTTTTCTTCTTTCTTTTGAGCTTCTTCAACCTGTTTCCTGAGCTTTTCAACTTTTTCCATTTGTTGTTTAGCCTCTCGCTTCACTACCATCGTGTCCACATACAGCATCCCCATCAGGGGGATCATCAGCACAAAGACCAGCGCAAACAGGACTAAGACAAAAAGGTATCCAATCGACCCCGATGATGAAGACTGATTATCCACAGCAGGCATATCAGGTAGGCGACTACGAAAACCACCAGCACCGTTTCCAAAACCCTGTCCAGAATCTGATTTTTTAACCTTTGTCGCCGCCATGCTTTTACCCGCTTTTCGTGCAATTCACGAGCCGCTTGCTCCGATTTCTGATCCAACAGCCGTTGATACTCTTCAACGATTTCCCGCCAGAGATCAGGCATTCCCATCTCCCAGCGCACCATTCTCTCTAAATCGGCATAGAACTGCTTGGTCTGCCGCAGATACATCACATTGTCTATGGCTTGTGTGGCAAGGTCGTCTTTGATCCCCTTTTTCCTGTTGTCTTCCCGTTGAACTTCAGCCTTTTCATGGCTGGTTTCCAGTTCTGCTTGGCCCTTGAAAAAACTTGAAAGGGCTGTGCCAACTTCACCTGTGATCTTTGTCAGATCAGACCCGGTTTTCTTCAGGTCTTGGTAAACGCTGATGCAGCCCTTTATGCCCTCATATGCCCCTTTGCACAGGGCAAAAGCCGTTATTGGGTCAATGGTTGCTCCGCAGTTTCAGGCTTAACCTCTTGTGGCACGGGCACTTGAGGAATGGCTTGTTCACGGATGGCTTGGATCATGTCAGCCACTTCAGCGTAGGGGCGTGTACCCAAATACTGCATGACGGCGTTCACAAGGCCCAATGTCAATTCAATCTTTTTGTCGTTCACGGTCTTCTCCATGTAGTTGTCCGCTGTCAGGGCCAGCGGGTTGCCCTTATCTATTATGCCCAAGGCACTCCAGTGGCGGTCACAGGGTTCTTTTGCAACTCAATCTGAGCCAGCAGGGAGGCTTCCGTAGCATCCTTGTCCACTCCGCCTGTCCAGCACCAATCCAGCACTTCTTGCATGGTCACGCTGTCATAGGGGATTGTGGGTGTACCGGGTTGCCATGAACAAGTGCTGTACACAGATGCAGAGTAATCCCCATCTGTTGCATTTGCTTGCCAATGTGCGGTAGTCACAAAACCATCTGAGGTTTGTCTATCCAATTGACTCACATTCCAAACGATAGTCATGCTGATGCTCCTTTAAGCGCCGCTACATCGGCTTGCAGTTGGGTGATGAGGGCTTGTTGTTCTTTGATTGCGGCTGTCAATGTGGCAACCAAGAAGCTGGTATCAACGCCTTGATAGCGTGGCGTTCCTTCTTCATCAACAGCATCTTTTTCGCCAGACACACAATCTGGAACAACTTCCGCAAGTTCGTGAGCAATAAAGCCTTGCCCCGAAACGCCATTTGACTTCCATGTGTAAGTGCATGGCTTGAGTTGAGCCACTTTTGCTAAAGCACCTGTCATCGGCTGAACATCTTGTTTCAAGCGGTAATCAGAAAGGTTTACATAGGATACATTTGTTCCGTCAAAATAAATGTAGCCTTTTTCCACCGAATTGGAATAAAACCTTCCAATGTAATAAGCGCTTCCACTCGTACTATTTGTGGTTAGCGTTTGAATATTCGACCCACTTCTGGCAACAGTAATGCCGCCGCCGTTCCCTAAAGTACTCGTAGTCCCCACCAGCAAGTTACCTGCGTTATCAAATGTGGCCCTAGTAATATTGTTAGTGCGAATATTAAAATCACTTCCACTTGTTGTGCCAACAAAACTGTCACCCCCATTACCACACTCAAGCATCACAATTGTTCCAGCAGGGTTTGTTATCCGCACCCCTTTTGTTCCATCAACTGCTGCACTTGCAACACCAATATGCAATTTAGCCGCAGGCGAACTCGTCCCAATCCCCAAATTCCCACTAGCATCAAGCGTCATTGCTTGGGTGAAGGTGATTGTGTTACCTGCTGTGCCAGATGCGGCTAAATTCCAAAAGAAACTCCCATCTCCACCTCCACCACAATTATTGGCAAAACCGTTATATTTATAAACACTTACAGACCCGTTGTAATAGCTGTTCATCCATATCTGGTAACCATTGGTGTTGTTACCATTAAATGCAAGATTTCCAGTTGTTGTGCCGTTAATTTCTATTACTGGTCTACCAGCAGGCCAACTTGTAGTAGGTGCAGCGCCCACACCCAAATTCGTACCATCAAACACCAACGCACTACCCGTAGTCAGCACCTTACTGCCATTGAGGTAGGCCACACCATTGGCTGTGCCGCCTGACAGAATTGGGTTGGCTGTTAGCGAGATAACGCCCGTGCTATTGGCAATTGATGCGGCAGAAGTGCCGTCAAGGGCTTTGATGTTGGTAACCTCAAGGTTTGTCACATCAAGCGTTGTAAACACTGCTGCGCCGCCCGTGTTGCTAATCTTGATGAAGTCAGAGCCGTTCCATGCACAAACGGCTGATTCGCCCTTCACAATGGTTACACCTGTGGTTGGGCCTACCCCACGAAGCACAATCGATTGGGTGCTTGAGCTTTTATTGATGACCGTATAAATCTTTGACTGGGCGGGGGCAGTGATATTTCTGGTGACTGTCCCGCCTGCCGTCCACAGCAAAATGGCCTGTCGTGATGTGTTGGACGCTCCAGTTGTGGTGGTCAGCGTCACATCTGCGTCTGAGGAGAGAGTGGTTGTCCCGGCAATTGCTGAGTCCAGCAACGAGGTGATGCTGTTGTTTACCGTATCGCCCCATGTTCCGCTTAATTCTCCCGTGACGGGAAGGGCCAAACCCAAGAGTGATGTGTATGCTGTAGTCATGTTTAAACCTCAAGTTACGACTTCTTCCCAGGTGACGGTCTGTTCATTTGAAACATTTGACCACCCAGGTGTCTGCGGGTTGCTGATATTTTGCCACGAAGGGGTCTGTGTGTCATCTATAGGTTTCCAATAGACGGCGATCACATCCCCCACTGATCCTGTTGCGCTGACCCCTGTCAGGGCCAATATCCTGTCGGCCACCGACATCGTGCCCACTGAGCCTGATGCGTTTACACCGGACAGGGCAATTGAAACTTCTTGGACAACTGTTCCAAACGATCAATTCGGTTGGTTGCTGTTCAACGGGACAATCACCCCGCCTGGAGAACCAAATGCCAAGTTCCCGGTCAGTGCAACTGTTGCGCTTTGGACAATAGTGCCGACTGCCCCGCTTGCAGAAATTCCAGTCAGAGCCGTGCTTGCGCCACCGGTAACAGTTCCAACTTCACTAGAAGCCGTTACGCCCGTCAGGGCTACCGATATAGCTGGAGTGACAGACCCCACCGACCCAGAGGCTGACACCCCCGTGATCTCAACATTTTTGCTGGAAACAACCGTGCCAACTGATCCAGCCGCAGAAACACCCGTTAGGGCAATTGATAGGGATACACCTACATTCCCAACAGAACCAAAAGCAACATCGCCATCCTCGCCCTCTGCCGTGCTGGGAGCCATTGTCCCAACGGAGCCAGAGGCTGACACCCTCGTGAGGGCAAATGATCTCTCTGCAACCGTTACTGTGCCTACGGCCCCGGAGGCCAAAACACCTGTCAGGGCTTTTGTTATGTTTGCCTTTGCTGTTCCAGCCAATCCAGAAGCGTTTACACCGGATAGGGCAACTGATCTGCTGGGCGTGACTGTGCCAACAGCCCCGGTTGCATCATCCCCGGTGAGGATGGTTTCGCCGTTGCCCCAAGTGCCGTAGCCCCAAGCGCCAACGCCCCACCCAGCCATGATCTACCCCTTTAGGTGGTAGCCAAGCGCAACAGAGCAGTCGAAGTCGTGTTGGAGGGCATTGTCAAGGTGAAGGTTCCAGCAGTGATTGTCTGTGAACCAAAGGTGTGAACACTGACGGCCTTGTTACTCTGTGTTGAGTTATAGATTAACACCGCATCAAACGCCGTGGTCAAAGTCACCGTGGTATAGGTGATTGATGCCGAAGGAGTAAAGAAGGCTACACCAGCGGTTGCAGAACTATTGGTTGCTGTGGGAGGAGTTGCAGCCGTTACGGTTACTCCACCCGCTGTATACCCAGTACCCGACACTTCCCCGGTAGCAGAATATGCCGTAGTTGCAGCATTGTAGGTAGCTGATGTTAAATACAGCGCCGCTTTAAACGTGTCAGTGGCGCTAGTGCCCCGTGTGGGGGCAGTGCCAAAGTTGTGTGTTGCAGTTAGCAACTCACCCATAAACGAAGTGGTCATTGATTGTGTGTTTGCGATGATAGTTCCTTTCTTGGGCTATGCCCAATTTACAGTTTTAACTTGATGCGATGTATTGCCGTTTCTGATGTAACTTATGTGACCCTGAGTAACACCAAGCATTTCAGCAATTTCTCGTTGTAACCCTTGTGCTGTTTTTGCAAACTCCACTTGATCATTTGTTAATTTTGCCCTGCCATGCAATTCACCAACACGCATTCGATTTTTTTGTTTAGCGTCTTGCATATTTTCTTTTCTTGTGCCAAGACTCAAATGCTCCGGATTTACACAGGCAGGAGTATCACATGCATGCATCACATCTCGCTGGTCTAACGCTCCCGTAAAAAGCCTGTATGCGACACGATGGGCAAGCTCATGTTTTTGGGGTGTTCTAAAAAGACCATAGCCATTTTTCATGCAATATGCAGTCCACAACCAACAGCCATTTCCCGCTTTATGCACTTTCGACATAAATCGGTCAATTTCTGGCATTGATGGTTTACCGGCCATAATGTTTCCTTTAACCTATTGATGCGGCTTCAGCACCGGCAAAAACCGGCATTTTTTTCAACTGGACATGAGCAGAACGATGTACAAGTTCGCCCTCTAGCCAATACTCCACCCATGTGGTCAGTTCATTGTCATTGTCCACGGTTCCTTCCCGTTTCTCAAGCAAGGAATCATCCATTTCGCCTTTGGTGGTTGTGACTATCAATTTGAACTCCTGATCAGTGCTGTGGTTGATGTGTTGGCTGGCATCGTGATTAAGAAGGTGGTGGTTGATGTCTTGTCAGAACCAAAGTCCAGCACTGCCACCGACTTATTACCCTGAGTTGAGTTATATATCAAAGCACACCGGGCCGTGATTGACCCAGTCCAAGACACGTTGTTAAACCCAACGTAAGCCGTATAGTCAGATGTGCTGACGGTGATCCCGGTCATTGTTGCCCCACCCGCTGTGTACCCTGTAGCCACCACTTCATTGGTTGCCGAATACACCGTTGTATCAGCGTTTAAATTAGCATTAGCTGTATATAAGGCAATCTTGATCACATCCGTGGTCAAGTCATGGATGCCCTGATAAAGCTCCGCTTTGAAGCTGGTGGTCTGGGTTTGGATAATCGACATTAACTCACCTGCACCCTAACCTGACCATCACGGTAAGCATCCTGACGCTGTTTGCCATCACCCAAGTTCTTGAGCAGGGCAATTGCTTGAACATACCGCTGGTTGACCAGCGCAACCATGTCAGGCTCACCCTTCATGTAGGTGTAAGCCTCGCACAGAGTCCCATACAACAGCGCAGAATCAAAATTGTCGCCTAGCCAAGTGGTGGACGCAGTCACAATGGACTCTGGATAATAGTAGTAATGCAATTCAGCGCCGTAAGCTGTGCTGGGAGTTGGCCCAAGGATGAACGACAACTCATTCACATTGGTAGACTGAGGGCCAAAGATGGCGTAATGCTTCGGCGTACCCGTTGTGGCCGGGTTGGGATACGCATCCCGCATGAAGTTCACATCCTTGTTGAGCAAGTAGATGTAGCTTCCCCCGCCACTTGGGTAAATAGCCAGCGAATACACAGACAAAAAATCATCCGGGCATGACAAGTACTTATTACTAGCCGTAATTGTTCCCGTCACGTTCTTACGCAAGTTTGCAATCTGAACTGTGTTGTAGATGCGCTGCTCAGCCTGCTTGATCATTGTGTTCATGTCCGTGGTATCGAACGTGTTTTCACAATAATCGCTGACAGCGACTACAAGCTGGGCATAAGTTAGTGCCATGGTTACATCAACCCATTGGGCCTCTGGACATCACGCCCTTGGTGGCCGCTCCCGTTCCACGCATCTTGATACCGCTGGTTTTAGTTGCGCCACCGCCAGACTTGCTGATGTTGCCCACCGACATGTTGACCGTATCTGCGCGGCTTAGGTCTGGCCCACTGCCGGGGTTTTCAGAAATACGCATTGGCTTACCGTCATGGTGTGCGGTTGAGCGTAGACGCTGGCAGAGCCAACTTCTTTACCCATCATCTTTTTGCTAAATGTGGCCATTATTTGCTCCCAGATTTTTGGTTCATTGCACGAGAGAGATTCTTCCCGTACTTCTTACGGTCCATACTGGTGGGCCCGCCTTTTTTCATGCCTTTGGCGTGCATACGGCCTTCATGGCCTTTAACAGCCTTGTTAGCTTCAGTGTCGGCAATAGCCTTGACTTGTTTCTTGTCCATGTTTGCTCCTAAGTTACGCTGATTGATACTGTACCAACACTTGTCGTTGCCACCAAGTAGTTTGGCGTTAAATCTACATCAAAAAAGCTAGACCCGCCTACCGGGCTCCAACCCCATTGAATATCTCTTGACCCGCCAGACGGATATCCATCCACGTTAACACCCGAAGTCACATAAGTTGTATCCGGACGAGGCTGACGAACCGCTTGAGGATCATCCACCGGATACATACCCAACTGTAACTGCGGTTGGTCTGGGTCCCAGCACTCTGGGCACACCTTGATCTGATACAGCTTGGTCTTGATGACCTCGTTTTTAAGCTGTTTGAGTTTAAAACGCTGCCCGCACCGATCGCACTCGGCAATTGAAAACTTGCCAGAGGAGAACCGATTACCCATTACGGAGTACTCCCCCCGATGAAGGACTGCCTGGGCACTAAGCGGATTGCTGCTTTCTCATGATCTTCACCTGCGGCAAGGTTAAACTGCTCGTCATAGACCGCTTTGAGCATGTCCATGCGTCCTTGCAGTTCAGGGACCTTCATTGCAATGTAGTACGCCAAGCCCGCCACAACACAGGGCAGGAAGCGGAAATTCATATCCGCAGTCTCCACACCAGCACCAGCGTCTTGAACTCGACGCATGCGGTAGTAGACAAACTCGTATGAGGTAGACCCATCAGGGGTTGGCCACACAGTCACAGCGGGTAGCTGGGGCACATAGACGGCTGTTGAGGCGGTGTGAGCCGCTGCCGTAGTGTTGTTTTGCCCGCGAAACACACTGTTTAAAGTGTTCCCGTCAATGTAGCCATAGTACATAGTCTCGTCGTCCAGCTTGATGTAGCCAGATGATGCC